AAAAACCCTTTGCCATACTTGTCTTCCATGTCGGCAACCGCGTTGTAATCGAATTTCAAAATGTGTTCTTTGCCGTCGATTGTGACGGCCACCGTCGGACGTTCCGCACCCATATATTCAATCCCCTTTGCTTTGTTTGGTTAATAAATTAAACGATATCAGTCAAAAACCCCGTGCCTTGGAACTCCATCGAATACGTCGCGCTGTCATCGTAAGGCGCTTCCGTGTCAAGCGAACTAACAAGCGCGATACCTTCCTGCGTAAACGTGCCAGCTTCCTTCATGCGGACTTTAACCTTGATACGCTGACGCATAGCCTTCTTCAGCATTTGGAAGACTAAGTCATTCGGGACATAAATACCGTCGCCGCTGATTGACCAACCGTACAGGCCGTATTCGTATTCGTAGGAGCCAGCGCCGCCGTCCTTCGTGGTTACGTCGAGGGCTTCGCTTGATTCGCTCAATGTAGCATTACGCTGTCCGCCTGCCGCTTCCCATACCGGGGCTTCTTCCGTGCCCGTATTTACAAAAACCAAGATGTCCACACCGCGCATTCAATTCACTCTCCCTCTCTCGAATAGCCTTTATTAGTTGTTGTCGTCAAACGTGATTGCGCCGACCGTTACCGTTGTTACTGCGCTGTAGGTTACATTCACGATGTCGACCGCGTTGTTAAAGCGTGCTTTGTTGAATGGCCCGATCAATCTTTCTTCCGATGCCGGGACGGATACCGCGATGTCGACGTCAGTGCCATAGTTCGAAAGCACGATGGAATCAATCGTTACCGTTACTGCCGAACCCCCGCCGTTCTTGACGTAAAGATAGGTGTTGCCGTTGTTCTTGAACGTGTCGCCGCCAGCCGCCGCCGCCACATATGCAGGCTTGAGCCCTGTCAAAGAAACTTTCTGTACCGCTAATTCTGCCATTCAAATTACCCCTCTCATTGTTTGATATACACCCTAAACCGCACAATTCCATGATAGAACATGCCATCTTTGAACACTTCGACGAACTCGCGAACCATGCGCGAGACTTCATAATTGTTCATTTCAAGCCTTCTTTCAAGGGCCTGTCCGATCAAGTCGATAATGACCTTGCATTCCTTTTTCCCCGGGTACTGTGACCAAACGTGCATTGTGGCTGTGATGTCCTCGGCATAAAAGGTCTTTGTGGAATCGTCGTTCGATGTGTCGTCGCCTATTTCGATGTATGGATAAACGGCGTCTTCTTTCACAAAGTCATAAACGCCTGTTACATTGGACATTAATTCTTCGGATGCTTCGAGGCAGGATTTGATCGCAACTTGCAACTCCCACAGAGCCGTTTTCATACGCCCTTGATTCTCCTTACGCGGGCGATGAAAGCAGGGCGTTCTTCCTCTGAGGCACTAAACAGAAACGGCCTGCCTGCCATCCCTGCCCGTTGCCCGTAGCTGTATTCACTTGGAGGGTTTAAGTTCGAGGAACTTCCGCGCCGCCCCGTACCCCAATGGACGAACTTCGCATATTTGACGTTCGTCCCTACTCTAGCATTCAGGCCGTCAGCCGCGAACTCCATATTGATTGAGGCACGCAACCGCCCGGTATCAACCGGACACTTTATCTTTGCCACTCGCTGTATGTTAATGGCCGTTATTTGCACGGCCTTTTTCAGTTCATTCTGGACGTCTTGGCTATAAGCCCGGATGTCGCCAATCACGCCGCGCATATCGAGGTTGACCTTGATTGCCATTTTTACCACTCCCCGGTACTGCAACCAATTTCAATATAATTCTTTTTGCCAGATAATTCAATGACATAGTCAATCTTGAGGGCTTTTCCTTCGACCAAGAACCGCCCCTCTGTCTTGATAATGTCATTCCAACGAGTGACATAAGCGAAGCGCTTCTTCAGCACGGCCTTGCCCGAATCGCTGTTCAAGTCGCTTGATGCAAACTTGCTTTGGACTTCTGAGGCGAAGAAGCCGAACAAGGTTGTCCATTGCCTGCTTGCAATGCCGCCGCCGCCATCATCGACCGTCATTTCTCGTTGGTATTCAACCCATTTATCCATCTTGCCTATCTCGGGCACGCCCGCACCCCCTTATAAAAACATAGGGACATAATAATTTCTGACGGTCTTTTTGATTTGCTCGGGGAATGCGGCGGACACGTCGCCCCGGTGTTCATACAGGAAGGCGATAAGCTGTAATAATCCAAGCTTGATCGGCCCCGGAACCGCGCTCGCATCAGCGCCATAGCCGCAAACGTAAACGACGGAAAGGGCGGAAAACCCTCTGCCATGCGGCCACTCGCTCTCACGGTTATTCAACCAAGTGAAGTATTTCAACTGGTTTCCGTGTTGCGTGTATAGGGATTCATCGACCGTTTCCGTCGTCTTGTCGTATTGCGTCACTGTGACCGAAGTGATTGAGGCAACCGGGGAACGTTGCAAGCGGATAACCGATTCGCCGCCATCGAATGTTTCCTGTACGGTCTGCGTAATAAAAGCCCGGTTCAATTCAGCTTCCAACATCTCGCGGGCGGCCTTGATGTACATGTCGATCAAAGCGTCCTCTTGTGTGTAAGCAATTTTGAGATAGGCCTTTACTTCCTCGGACGTAACGGGCTCGACGGCAGGCGGCGTTATTACCTGCACGTACATACGGTTACTCCCCTTTCTTCTTCTCGGTCACGGGCTTTAATTTCTTGTTCGCCTCAGGGCCGTCTGTCGTGGCTTCTGCGGGTTTCTGATCTTCGCCGCTGTCTTTACCCTCGCCGTCCTCTTGCGGGGCAACGTCGCCCGATTCTGCTCGTTTGGCGTCGCTTTTCTCGTCAAGGCTCACCGCGTAGTCGCCTTTGACGAAAAGAACGCCCAACTCGGAGGGCACGCTGTATTCTTCACCCTCCGAGTAGGTGTTCACTGTTACACCGTCAGGGCTACCCTTGACGGTTTGAGTCATCTTGATATTCATTACGGATAGCTAATTGGCAGATGACGAGCCCCGCCAAGAACTTCCGTTACGGATACGACACTCGCGGCTGTGCCGATTGCTACGCGGACGCGGTAGAACCGTTTTGTGGGCTTCGTGATGTTCAAGCGGTCGGAGAACACGGCTGTCTTTGCCGTAATCGCTACAGGCTCGCCAGTCTCAGCAGTTGTGGCGTCAACCCAAGTCGAGCCATCGTTGCTGTACTGTACTTTTGCGTTGATCGTGCCGGACGCGCCGACCGTTCCACAGGAAATGAGGTACGATACGTTCGAGAACCCCGCGAGGTCAGTTGCCGTGCCGTCAGCGTTTCCTACCGCTTGCGAAGCGGCCGCAATGTGCTGAGAGATTTTGATATTAGACTTAATATCGTGCATTGGCATTTGTTTTCACCCTTTCTCATTTGTGTGGATAACTTTGTGTATAACTTAGGCCGCCATTTAGACGGCCCGGTCATTAGGTGCTGATTTTGATCGGAACAAACGCCTCGTCCATTTGGACTTGTCCGCCGACACGCTTCGTCACGAGGAATCCAGTCATCCGGTACTCAGCGTAACGCTCCATCAGACGTTGAACGCTCATGCCCTTGCGGTCACGGATTTTGTAACCGCGACGGAAGTCACCGAACAGAATCGGGAAGCTGTTTGCCGCGATGTCAGGCATTCCCTCGGGATTGATGATGCGGTATCCGTGCAAAGTAGCAGGAGCGCCCGCTTGAACCGGAGGTTGCCACAGGTATTGACCAGTTGTGTCCTTGATCTTGCGGACGGTCGCTTCAGTCAAGCTATTGAACGCCCACACACCGTTCCGGCGGTATGTTTTCTTCAAGCTGTAAAGCGCGTCGATCAAAACATCAAGGCCGTTGTTGTTGGCGTCAGTCAGAGCCGCCGCTACTTTGGAGTTCTTAGCGCGGGCTTGTACTTTCTTGTTGGACAGGATACCTTCAGGCTTCAGGACGCCGTCGCCGATAACGAAAGCGTCGTCCTCGGCCTTCGCGATATCTTCGCCAAACAATGCCGTTATTTCACCAAAGATGTCAGCCGCCGCGTCCTCAAGCGTGTTGTTCGGAACGAGAACAAGCGCTGTGATTTCGTTGATCGGCATATCTTCGAGGCCAGCTTTCAGGTCTTGCGGGTCAACCGCGATACCCTCGGAGCCCCATGCGATTGTTGCGCGTTGCGTGATCTTGCCGCCCTGTACGCGGTCGCGGGAAGTCGTGCCGACGTTTGCTACGCCGCGAATTTCCGCCTCGTCTTGAGCGATTTTCAGGATGCCGGACTCAACATCGGCAGGCAGGAAGTAACCGCCGTCAACGTCAACCAAGGACGACAACGCTTTTTGCTCCTGCTCCGTGTATTGCGCCTTTGCGCCGTAACGGACATACTTCTCAAAGCCGGACGTGCGGGCTTTCGCTTCAGGGTCTTGGTTCTCTTGCCCCGGTGCGAAGTTAGCGCGTTGCAATTTCAAGTCCAGTTCTTCGCGGGCTTTCTTCTCGGCTTCGTACTGGTCTTTCAGTGTTTTGAACTCGTTATCATAGGCGTCGATCTTTGCTTTTACGAGCGGGTCTTCCAGAAAGTTCGCGCCCTTCAAAGCGTCGAGTTCGGAGCGAAGGTTATCTGTGTTTTTCTTGATGCCTTCGAGCAATTCTTTAACTACATCAGCCATGTTCTTTCCCCTCCCATGATTTTAACGTTTTACAAGCTTCTTGAAATGCTTCTCAGCGTGGCTTCAAGTTCAAGCGATTCGGCCAGCGCTTTTATCTCGTCCAAGTGGTCGCCCGGCTCGTCCAAGTTATCAATAGGCGGCTCCTCGTCGTCCTTTTGAGTGCCGTTTGGCGGCGGCTCCGGTGTGACAAGAAGTGCCGATAATGCATCTATAGCGTTTTTGACCATCGTCATATCCTTTTGTGATAAGACGCGGCCCGCTTTAACCGCCCGTTGAACATCGAAAACAATGTCAACATAGCGCCAAAGGTCATCCAGTGACTTCACACCCTCAACCGATGCGAGGTCATTCATCCCCCATGTGACGAACGAATATTCCCACAGCTTCAATTCGACTAAATCGCGGATGCCTGTATTGTCGTCCCAAGCATCTTTGACCGTGTTGAAGCCGATGGACAACTCATTCACGACACCGTCCTCGACAAGAATCATCAGGTCTTTACCGAGCGTCGTCTTGGAAATCTTCGTCAGCGTGTACAGGCCTTTCGAATCCTCTTGAATTTCGGCCGGAACACCCACCGGGCTCCATGGGTCATGTTGCCACAGGGCTTTGATGCGCGAATTCTTGCGGCTTGCGTCGTCGCGCAAGGTCTTCACGAAAGCGCCCTGCTTCACCCGGTCTTTCCCGGCGTCGACGTAATCAAAGATTGATGCATAAGCTTCGATCTGATTTTTGGCCCCGTCGACTTTGAATTCTGTGACAAACGTTTTCTTAGGCACGGCTCACCCTCCCCCTATTCGATGACGTGATAGACTTCGGTACAGCGGCATTGAATGACTTCCCCGGCTTTGCCGCCCGGGTCGCCCGGATACATCAGCCCGTTGCTATAAGGCTCGTCCATCCCTTTTCTCTCGCCGCCGACACCTTCAGGCATATGTTTATGAGCGGCCCGTGTGTTACCGTCCTGCGTTTCGAGCCATTCCTTTTCAAGATTGAGCCCGGTTTCCTTCGCCCCCATGCGGCTTCCGTAGTTTGATGCTCCGATAACCTCGGTACGGGCGATGACCGTTGATCGTTTGGGGATGATATCGTCGAGGTATAAATCATCAATGCGTTTCGCAATCTCCGGGATGCTTTCGCCTGCGTCAACCGCTTCCTGCACGTTCGTACGCACTTGATCAAGTGTGGTATCCGTGATGTTGACAACCTTCTGACCTACAACTTGCGTTATGTACCCCCGGATGAAATTGCTAAAAACGTTGATGAATGATTCTTTTGTTTCGATGTGTAACAGGCCTGCATCAGACTTCAGGCGGTCGAATGTGCGAGCCCCGAATTCCTTCGTTACGGCTATCCACACGCTCATGACAACCTTCGTCCAGTCGCTTCTGCCTTTGAGAAGAACCTTTTCGACCTCAGCCATGACGTTGTCAGTGGTCGTTAAACTCTTGATCGTGGAAACGACGTCATTTTTCTCGCTTTGGAACCTCGTTCGTACGCGCTTTTCGACGGCTTCGGTGAAGTCCTCACGTTGCCTATCAATCGCCTTCCAGTACGAGGCCCGTTGTGCTTCCGATGTTAAATTAAGCCACTTCAATTCTAGCATCTTTTTGCCATTGTTGGAAGTGGCTGTTTTGCCGCTGTTTGCGTCAAGATTTGGGTCGGCGTTCGGGTCGGCGTTTGGGTCTTGGAGAGGAAGCGGTTTAGGCGCAAAATCAGCGTAGAACATTTGGCCCTTTTCGGGATGCGGTTCATACCCCAACACTCCCCGCGCCTCGTCGAGTATGATTATATTGTTTTTGAAGTCCTCGCCTACGCGCTTATGCAGTTCGCTGACGTCCTCGTTCAGAGCAGGCACTTCCGAGAGGTCATAGTTCAATCTCACATCAGGCCCGGACACGTTTATCATGTTCATGTTCAGGGCGTCACGTATGCGGCGCACGAGCGGCACGATACAATTCAGCCAAAACGCTTTCTCGGCCTGCTCGTAATTGGCGTATGTCTGCGCGTCAGGTATACCGACCAATTGCGGCGGCACGTCGACGGCGGCGCATATCTCAACGCGGGTCATCTTCCGGCTCTCGATGAAGTCCATCTCAGCGGGCGACATACCGAGGCGTTGGATGTTGAAATTCCCGAGAATCATTGCTTTGCGTGCGTTGTGGGAACGTTGATATTCATCCTTCAGCAATTGGCTGAATGTCTTAAACTGATCAACGTTCATTTGCTCCGTGGCCGTCAATGCAAAGTCAGGAACCGCCCGGTTCTTCATGGCGTTCTTGTTCCAGTCGACCGCCTCGACATCCGTGTCAATTGTGCGGGCCGCCGCCATGATCGGGGAAAGGCCCTCAATCGGATTGGCCGGGTCAGCGTAGCGCATATATATAATATCCTTCGGGTCGAGCGGTATTTCCTTGCCGTCAACACAGTACAGGTAATGACTGATGACTTCGGTCTTGCTCGGGACAACTTTGATCATGTGCGACGGCAGGGGCCATATCTCTATGCTGTCACCCGACCGATTAATCCCCCAAAAACACCGCCCGGTCAGATCGAGATACGCGACAATCAACTCGATCATCTCTGTCCATGTGTAGAAGGGGTTTGGCTTGTCGAGCAGAGCGTTCAGCGGATGGTTTGGAGCATCCTTCCATTGCCCGCTTTTACCCCGGCGCGTTTGTACAACCCACGGGACACTCCCGGCTTGTGTGGCCTTCCGGTTGATACACCGATACACCCACACGCTTGATTTGTACCCGTCTTTGATCGCCTTCGAGCCATCCCACTTGTTCCAGTTCGGCCCGTTGTTGTCCCCTATGCCCATCGCAATATCAGGTGTGATGTTGTTTGCCTTTGTTCCGCCAAGCATCAGCCACATGCCAAGACGTTGTCGTAATTTCATGAATCCTCACACCCCTCACCCAATAAAGAATGTCGCTTCGTTCTCGAAGCATAACTCCGTGATCGCCCATACCAATGCGTCTATCCGGTCAGGCGACTTGTCACCCTGCACCCATGTACACATCTGATCTTCCAGTTCCTTGAACATGCCGACGTGGTGGACTCGCCCTTTCTCGTACAGGGCCGACACAGGCTCGGCGCGTGCCGTTTTTGAGCGGGCCGCTCTGACCTTCTTGACCGCCGCATTCGGGTCGATGGTCTGTATGACATATTCGACCATGTCGCCGCCTTGGTTGACCTCCGCGACAATTCTATCGCTTTGGTGTTTGTGGTAGGCCGTCACCGCCTGCGCTCCCCATTCCCCCGGCGTGCCAATCAGGGATAGATCGTCAAGGACGTATACTTTTTCGTCGTATCCGAGAGCCGCGACGATGATTCCTGTTTCGGCGGGTTCCTCGTTGCTCGTATCGCGCCGCCTGCCCGCGCTGTCCTCAAAAGCTGAGGCGGCCGGGTCGACGCCTACAACAACCCGCTTCAGGAGCGGGGCTTTGTTCAGGCGCAAGGCGTCAAGCTGTTCATATTTCCACAGAGCGCCGGGCGTATCGGTCAAGAGTTCGGCATACAACTCCTGCCGCCCTAACCTCGTGCCCTCGTATTTTGATAAAATTTTAGTGATAAAGCTTTTTGCAAGATTGGCCTTGTTCTCGTAGGTGTTCCCCCGCGTTACCCGCGTGCCGCTTTCTGCGACTAACTCCTTGATGAACTTTGTGGGCCTCGGTGTTGTGGTCGCGACGGCCTGAGGATTATCCCCGAGCCTGAGGCCCATGAGCAGGTTGTCCCATGCTTCTTCCGAGTACCGCCATGCCGCTATCTCGTCGCACCATGCGTATTCATGTTGCGGCCCCCTGAGTCGGTCGGGCTCAAGCGCTGAGTACAGGTATACTTCCGCGCCGTTTGGAAAGACTAACTTTCGTTGGTTCGCCTTGTACTCCGGCTTTTCGTCAGGCGGGGTAATATTCGATATGCCGGACTCACCGAGAATCATAACGTCCCGGACGTCGGCCCCGGTCGCGCCTATCAGTGCGCCGCGAGCATATTTCTTGGCCTTTTCCCTGACAAACTCAGCGCCTATCCGGGTCTTTCCGAACCCCCGTCCCGCCATAACCAACCATGTCTGCCAATCCCCGGGCGGGGCTATTTGTGACGGCCTCGCCCAAAAACCCCACTCATAGAGCAATAGTTCGTGTTCTTCTTCGCTCAATTTGTCGATTATGCCCATTCGCTTGTCATGAGGAAGGGCCGCCAACTGCTCTGCCAGTGATTGCTTCCTCATACCATTCTACCACTTTTTGAGAAACTTTCTATAAGCTTGCTCTCACCCAATCGTCCAGCTTCCCCCATATTTTTTCCCCCTCGGGCCAAACGGAAGGTATACCAAAACGTCCATATCGCGTGCGGGCCATTTCATTTCCTTCGATGGCGATATACTCAGTACCAATGTCGAATTTTGGCAATACCTTTTCCTCAAGAAGCTTACCCTTTGCGATGCTCGGCGGATACCCGGTGTTGAAGTACCATTCGTCAGGTATCCAGCCCGTATTTTTGAGCAGATTGTGTATCGTTGCGAAGCTGTATTTCTCCGGTCGGTTTGTAATCAGGATAACGTACTCGCCTTGGATGGCATTGATAATCCACTTGTGATACTTTTCTTCAGTTTCGATCTGCTTTAGCTTGTTGTCCGTTCTGCGAGGATTGACAATGAGCGTCGTTGTGTCCACAAGGATAATCCGGCTCATGCTGGATACCACGCTTTGGAGTATTTGTGATTTGGCGTATCGAAGGCCTTGAAAACGTTGTCCATCATGAGCAAATCGACCTCGTCCTTGGTTGCGCCGATGCCCTCACACACTTGATCAACGCTGAGGAAATGTTCGTCGATCAGACTCTTGACGATCTCGCTCATTTTCACAGCCGCGTGGACGCCCTTCGCCCGGTTGATTCTGATCGTCAGCATCTTGCGCTCGGGCTCGGTCAGTTCCATTTTCACGACGGGGATTTTGCCATCCGTCAGCGCCCGTACTTTGGGGCTTGTCTTTCCAAGCATAAACCTATGGAAACCGTCAATGACGATAAGATCATGAGTCACTAGGATAGGTTGAATCCAGCCGTTCGTCAAAATGCTGTGTTCCAGAAGCTTCAGTTCGTGGCTAAAGACGACATTGGGATTATAGTCATTCGCCTGCAATAAATCGGCCTCAATCCACTCGATGTTGTCAATCGGATGTTGCATGATATTGTCTCCCCCTTTTGATACCGTGATCGCGCCCGAGGATGCTTATGTCGCGGCGGAACATCGGTGGATACTGCTTGCCCTCAGCTACTTCGGCCCAATACCGGGCACAATCCGGGTCTTTGTTGTCACGGTTATGCGCAACATGATGAATCATGTGACAGCGATAGCAGAGCGGTTCGATGTCCTCAAGCGGCTTGTTGTAATCCTCAAGATGCGCGTCGATGATGCCCTTCTCCTGCCCGCATCGCTTGCATTTCCTTGGACGCTGAATGATGCCTTGCTTGAACGCCCTTTCCTGTATCCTGCCCGCTTCCCGGCGCTGTTCAGGCGTAAACCCGTTGTATTCTCTCATGTCCAACCTCCAAGAGTACGAAGTACGTGCCCTCTTACTCTTTACTTTGTAAGCGGATTGCATGAATTATCGCAGTACCAATACCCGGCAATCTTTCTTTGCGAAAATGGGCTTGTATTCAACCCGCAAGGCATTGACTTCGGCGTCAGCGTCATAGAGTTCGTTCGTTGGATTCGGCACTCTCACGCGCCCTTCAAGGATGATCATCTCAACGCCGTTTTCCTTGAACACGGAAGCCAGCTTCGTCACGACGCTCTTGCCGATTTCAGAGAATACCCGCCTTGCCACAATCAGCTTGATGTCATGCTCGCGTATGATGTCGCCCATTGCCTGAAGCGTGTCGTCCGTGACCGCGAGATGCTTATATACAATACGCTCATGCTGTATGGCCCGCGATAGATAATTCTCGTTTGCTTCAACCCCGACGACAAGGCTCTTTCCGCATCGCTCAGCCAGCCTTGCACTTAGAAGCCCTATGCAGGCCCCTAAATCTATGCACCTGTCATAATCCTTGCCGTACTTCTCGACAACCTTCCCGATGTCGTCATGTATGCGTGGGAACTCGCCTCGCTCCCGGTACGCCTCGATGTATTCCTCGCTATGGAATCGCCTACTGTCGCTCATATTCGATCTCCTTTTCACTTGGGAACTGTTTCGGTTGGATGGTGCGCTTGTAGTGCCCGGCGACAACCGCCTTGAATACGTGAAGTATCGGGAAGCCCCCTAGATTCGTGCTGTCCGGCTTGTTTTCCCGCATGGTTTTGCACTCGATGACGCGCTGGATGGCTATCTTCCGCTGTTTGGGCTCGTCGATGTGGTCGTTAATGTATTTGACGATACCGTCCCATGAATGATCGTACTGCCAGATGATGGCGTTCCGGTCGAGGGCCTTCCAGTACCGATCTTGGACGATCATTTCGGGGAATAGTTCGATAAGTTGCTGATAGAACACCGGGTACAAGGTCTTCAGCTTGTTAAAGACCTTTGCACTCTCCGCGATGAACGGGGTCGCAACCCTCAGCTTGTCGCCGTTCAGGGTTTGCAGGTCATAGATACCGCAATACTTGATTCCCCGGTCATAAAAATACTTGAATAAATCCTTCTCCGACCAATCGTAGATAGGCTTGCAAAGTTTGATGTTTGAGAACTTGGTTGCGTTGATGTAATTCTCGTTTTTCTTGTTGATGCAGGAGCGAAGCCGTATCAGACTTTCGTCAGCCCGCACGCCGTTCAGAATGGCGATTTTCCCCTTCATCCCTGACGTGATGATCAAATCGGCGTCATATTGCGAATATATCTTTGCGTCACCTACGTCCGTAATCGCAAAATCAGGCTTCGGCCTGAGCCACTTCCGCCCCTCGTCCCATTGGACATAGTCGTATGTGCGCCCAAGGATGAATTTGGTTGACTTGAGTGGGAAAGCGTAATACCTGAAGTCAAACCGCCCGCTGTGGTAATAGGCCTGCACAAAGTCGATAACGTCATCAGGGATAAGTTCCTCGTCGCGGAAGGCCACTTTCAGGGGCTTTGTGATGCCCCGCTCCTTGTATACCTCGTCAACCAGTTCGAGAACGACGAGGCTGTCCTTGCCCCCTGAGAAGGCGACAATCAGATCATCGAAGGTGTCTATGATGTGGCCGATACGATTCTTGGCCTCGGTGTATACGTCCGTTTCGATATACCGCTTGAGGATGCTCGTCATTCGACACCGTCCAAGAAGCGGTCAAGCCTTTCCGCTATCGTTTCGGCGTGTGGATAAAGGTTCTTCAGATGCTTGAGGAACTTCACCCATTTCGCCTGCTGTGCCTCGTCGTCAAAAACGATATTGTACTGGATGACAGCCTTCCCCTTGCTTTTATCTTCCTTCGGCTCGTCGTCTTCTTCTTCCTCAGCATCGCCGAACTTTAGATCAAGCTTCTCGAACTCAATGTGATCAAACCCGGTCAATTCCATCATCTCGAAGTCATCCATGCGGATGTCACTGAGCAGGTCGTACAAAGCTTCCTCGTCCCATTGGCCGGACACTTTGTTCAAGGCGACGTTCAGGGCCTTTTCCTGCACCTTGTCCAAGTTCACGACGACGCAATCAATTTCAGTGATGCCCATGTCCCGCATGACCGTCGTTCTTTGATGCCCGGCAATGATCGTATTATCCGCGTTGATGATGATCGGCTGGACGTACCCGAACTGTTCGATACTCCGCTTGATTTTTTCGTACTCTTTATCCCCTGCTTTCAGGGGCTTGCGCGGATTGTACTCGGCCGCGTTTAACTCGCTTATTTGGCGTTTGACGATGTTCATTCTTCCGTGCCCCCTGTACCCTCGTTATTTGCCTCCGGTTCGTCAGAGGCCGCACTCTGCGCTTCAGACGCCGCGCTTTCGATCAACTTACCAAGCTTATTAACAAGCGCATCTTTCGCGCTGACTTCGACGCCCATGCCGCCGCTGTGATTCATGTCGACTTGCTCTTTCCGGCCCCACCGTGTTTGGAACCTGCGCTCAAGTTTCCAAGCCGCCGCCTGCCAGCTTTTCTTAGCATGTTTGTCGATCTGAACGACGTCACGAATCTCTGACCGCGCCATGGCTTGATCTACTGCGTATGAAAAGTTGCCATAAATGGCGTGATCTGGATTCTCTTTCCCGTCGCCTTTTTCGATGGCTTGATTGTACCTTGCTCCCCACTTCAGCCAATCCATAAACGTAGGCCGGGGAACGCCTGCATAAACAGCCGCAATGTCCATATAGTTTCCCGCTTCAATCGCGGTGCATATCTTCTCTTGAATCTCCGGCGTCAAAACCGTAGGTCTGCCCATCTTTGAACTCACTGTAAAACGCCTCCCCTCTATACCAAAATTATACTGCGCGGGGCCCTAACTACTCAATCCCCCGCCATGCGTAACCGTGTTTTCCACAAAACAAGGCCGTACGCGCCACCCTTAATATAAGAAGCGATTTTTCTTCCCGCCTTATATATATAAGAGAGGTTTTGAAGAAAGCAAAACGTCATTAGTAGGGCCAAGTCCGTAGGGTACTTTTGTGGACAGTGAGTAATGAGTATTCATGAGTAACGTCCATAGTATCGACTTTCATACCCTATTTCTCCAGTGTTATCAACACTTTGACTCCATTTGAGTAGTGAATACCATCATAAATCTTTTTCGCCGTTTCAAAACCTCGTGACCTCCCTTATATATATAGGCGGATTACTCATTACTCACTAAAATAACCTATCGTCGCCCTTTTCTTCCTTTAATTTCCTAAGGAACATTCTTTCCCGCGTTTCCTTGTTGATTTTGTTCGCGATCTGCTCCCGTTGCATTTTGGTGAATGACCTCGGCTTAATCAATGCCTGAAGCTTATACGGCAGACCGATGTCCCGTTTATCCATTTCATCCTCGAAGCATTGTTCATGGACATGCGTACTCTTGGATGGGCCAAAACTGAGCGATATGCTCCCGAACGGCATTTCTTTTCCACAGACGAAACATGTGTTTTTCTGCTTGAGGATGTGCAATTTCGCTTTCAGTTTAATTTCAAGCCGCCTGCGTCTGTCGATGTATTCGTCCTTGTTCAAAACAATCTCCCTTTCATTTGCACTTTTATACATCTCACTTCCACACCGGATGAACCAAGAACCCGCCCTCGAAAATAACAAGCGGCCTGCCGTCCTTGTCGACCCGTGTTTCCATTTTCTCAATCCCGATATGCTCATATCCCCCGTCATACTCATAGGCCGGGATAGTCTTCGGGTCAAGCTTCTGTAATTCCTCGATCAACCTGCCTACCGTATAAAAATTCGGTTTTTCATCATCCATCAGAACAATCCCTCGCTTTTCCGTTTCGTCATCGGGGGCTCAATCAACCCCCACTCCGCAAACTGATCAATGACCTCCTGCTTGCTGTGCGCCTCCATCACAAAGGCCCCGGCATCCCGCCACAACTTCTGCTCGTGAAGCTGGATAGGCGTACTGGATTCCCCCGGCCGTTTGCACTCAATCTCGAACCGTAGCCCCCGGATGCAACCTGTGATGTCCGGCTTGCCCGCCTTACCGAACCTGCCGCCGTGCGTCTTCTCCGCCTTGCATTTCGGCAGACTATTC